ACTGACGTTTATAGACATACCACTTAATTCATTGACATCATCAGCATAAACCTTTATAACATACTATAGGAGTTTTGTAATGCAAGCACAAGCGAAAGCAGCCACTGAGAACTATAGCCTCGACACTATGATTAGATATGCTTTCCATTACGAAGTCCAAAACAACCTTCAAACCAAATCAAACCAAAATGATCCTGAATTGAAGACGGTGATCGAATATATGCAGCGTCGAATTGAAGAAATTGCCAAGAAATACAAGTAAGTTTTGTAACAATTTTAGTTACAAAAATACTGGTTGACTAATACCATATTTCTGCTATTATAAGTGAGTAAGTTGAGCGTGGGGTTCAACTACATAACAAATGGAGTAGTAAAAATGGATAAGCAGTTCTCAGTAGCGGGTGTCTCTACCCTCAATGGTGTTGTAAAGTATCGTGTTGCCAACTCGCTCAAGCGTGAAGCAATTCTTCGTAAGTCTGGTCACACGGATATCAAGTTGATTGATCTTCCCAATCCCATGTCCAAGGAAGATGCATTTACGTTTATTGCATGTCATGCAGATTTCCAGACTGTACGTCCAACTGCTAAGGGCGGTGTTTCCCCCAAGGCTAAGACTGAGAAGACTGCTGTAAAGGCAGCGTAAACTACAAATTGGCTGCGGCTATAGAAATAAAATTTGATATAATAACTGGGGCTTCGGCCCCTTTTTTTTGTCTGTTGCTAATCCAATAAATACTAAGAGGATTAGCAATGCCCAGAATTAGTTTATGGAAAGAAAATCACGGTAACGATTATAAGTTTTTTGACAATCGTATCAGGGAAATGTTTACTGCTGGCGGTGTTGGAATTTGGGCACATAAACTTTTAGGATTAGCAGAGAATAGTGGTAAACAAGGTGATGCAACACAACCAACTTATTTGAATCAAAGTGAGCAAAATATTCAAGATTTGTTATTCATTGAGAACAGAGATCGAAAGTACGAGCCCGACATTTATAAATTACGCGGCCACTATACATTAACTGACAATGACTTTAATCTTAGTCAATTTGGCATGTACCTAAACAATGATACAATGTTTATTACCTTTCATATTAATGATATGATTGAACGTATAGGACGTAAGTTAATACCAGGCGATGTATTAGAAATGCCAAATATGAAAGATTATTGGCCTCTTGGAGATGATGTCCCCGCAAGTTTAAAAAAGTTTTATGTTGTTAACGAAATAGTTCGAGCTGCTGAAGGATATAGTCAAACATGGTGGCCACATCTGTATAGAGTAAAAGTTGTTCCAATGGTCGACAGCCAAGAATTTAAAGATATTTTAAATCAAGCAGCAACAGATGATGGTAGCAGTGATTTGTCATTGCGAGATATCATGAGTCCTTATCTTAAAAACTTAGCAGTTAATGATGCAATTGTTACACAAGCAGAAAGCGATGTTCCACTTAGTGGTTATGACACAACAAAATTATTTGTTCTTCCAGTTTGGCCAAATGGTGTAAGTCAACAAAATTTCATAAGCACTTATGGTAATATTAGTTCGTGGGACACAACTCCAAATGCAAATCCTGCAGTTTCTAATTTTAATGCTGAACCTAATTTAAATGCAGGGTCAATAACAAGCAATTCATTTCCATTAGCATCACCTACATTGATGTCTGTCAACCCATATGAAGTTGTTACTCCTCAAAAAAATGTCACAACATATTTGTTAGGGCCAAGTACAGCACCTAATGGGTTTGTTGTTAGAAGTTTAACATATTTTCCAGATAGTCCAAATGTTGGAGAATTTGTTCTACGAACCGACTATTTGCCCAACGTGCTATTTCGTTGGAGTGGTAAGAAATGGGTAGTAGTTAATGAAGTTCATCGTGCTCCGTTAACAGGAAATAGTAATCAAACTCAATTAGGAACATTTATTAATAATACAGGAAAAACACGACTAAGTAGTGGAGAAACAGTCGATCAACGTCAAGCATTAAGCAAGTTATTTTCTCCCAAGAGTGATTTTTAAGGAAACAAATGTCACAATTCTTTTATGATTCTCAAATACGCAGATTTGTAATTCAATTTATTAGATACTTTAGCGAGTTTCAAGTTGAATATGGTCGAGATGAAAATGGAAATATGATTTATTTGACAGTGCCTGTTCGCTATGCTGATACCAATCGTGCTGCTAGTTCTCTATTAAGAAACAGTGAAAATACAGTTGCTAATGTACCTATGATGGCAGTTTATATAGACAGTTTAAAATATCATCAAGAAAGAATTCTTGAACCATCATTCTTAGAAAAGAAAGTTATACGTGAACGTGCATATGATCCAGTAACTGGAGAGTTTAAAACATATCAAAAGAATGTTGTAACTGTTGAAAGACACATGCCTGTTCCATATTTACTAGGTCTTAAGGTTGATATCTACACAAGCAATATGGAACAAAAATTACAAATATTAGAACAAATTGCTCCATGGTATAACCCCAGCAGAGAAATTCAAAATAACGAAAGTTATCTAGATTGGACCAGTTTAACTTATGTTACCTTAACTGATGTTAATTTTAGTAGTAGAACTATTCCAATTGGAACCGAAGATCCAATTGATGTTGCAACATTAACTTTTGAACTTCATATGTATATAACTGCTCCTGCTAAAGTTAAAAAACTTAACGCAGTTACAAGTGTTGTTTCTACACTATATGGACCAACAGGTGATCTCGCACAAGGTATACAAGATCAAATTAATCAACTTGGTACTAGACAGTGGTTTACTCCTAGTGGGTATGATGCAATCGTTTACAATACCCCCGGGGTAAGTAATCAATATGAAGTTATTTTAAGTAAACTTGCTAAAAATAATAATAATCTAGACATACCTACTCCTGTAAATGATCCAGTACCGTGGAGAGGAATAGTAAATTATATTGGCGAAATTACAAATGGTGTTAGTTTAATGGCATTTGTTAATGAAAGTAATGGCAATACTGTAATTGGGTCTATAAGTTATCATCCGTCAGATCCTAACATAATGTTATTCAATTTGGATACGTCAACAGTACCAAGTAACAATTTACCGCCATTAACAAATATTATCAACCCATTAAAAGTTGGCCCCAGTCGAGGGTTACCAGCAGCCGCAGCAGGGCAAAGATATCTTATAATTAATTCAGATATTGGAAATCAAAACAATGCTCCTGAAAATAATCCATTAGCATGGCGCAATGCTGATAGTTCACCAGTTTTTGCTTTTGAAAATGATATAATTGAATATGATGGAAACTTTTGGAATGTGGTATTTGATAGTCAAAATACAACTAAAATACATAATGAATTAACCGGAATAGACGAGATTCCTTATGTTACAAATAGTTATAGCGGAATTCAATTTAAATGGGTAGATGGCTTATGGCAAAAAAGTTGGGAGGGGCTATACAAAGAAGGACTATGGCTCCTGGTAATATAAAATTGTTTAAAGCATGTGGCGCATTACTATTGGCTAATAGTACTAAACGATTATTATTTCTGCTCAGAGATAACGACACTCATAGTGACACATGGGGACTTGTTGGCGGTAAAGTTGAAGATAACGAAACTGTTATGCAAGCACTAGAAAGAGAAATTATAGAAGAAGTTGGTAAACCAATTATTATTAAAAAAACAATTCCATTAGAATTATTCAATAGCGAAGATGGTAATTTTGAATATCATACTTTTGTTTGTTTAATTGATGAGGAATTTATTCCTAATCTAAGTGACGAACATAAAGGGTATTGTTGGTGTGATGTAAAGAGTTTTCCAAAACCATTACATCCCGGATTATGGAGCAGTTTAAGTAATTACGAAATTCAAAAGAAACTGTATACCGTAAAAGATATATTAGAAATCGCCTGCTAATACTGCTTGTCTTTTAGTTACATTGTAAAAATTAGACAATGAATTCCAACTAGCAGGCGGTTCAGCGCCATCCATTTGTACTCTATAAAAACTAACATCTTTATATGTTTTCATTACATTGAACATATATTCATTTGATGCTGTTATATTTGGATATAAGTTATCTTCTGTGTATGGGTCTCTGCCATCATAAACGGTACGCCATCCAGTTCCATAATCCCTGTCAAAACCAAATAAAAATACTTTTTTATGTCCGTCAAAGCAAGCAAGATACGCAGCACTTGCACCACTATCAAAATAACTAATATAAGGTATTAAATTACATTGCTCTTTAAACTTGATAAAAATATCATTTGGAAGATAAATTTGATTGAATTTATACTCCGGTGCAGTTGACATAAAAGTTGGATGTTTCAGCACATAATAGTCATAATCTATTACATCTTCAACAGCACGATTACATGCATATACCACTTTATACCCTGCAAGAAGTTTTTTAGAATTTATTTTTAGAAGTAATTGTGTGTCAGGATAGTTTCTAGTTAAGCCATTCCCTAACACAATTGCACTAGTTGGATTATTTTTTGTAAAAATATTTTCTTTAGGTTTAATAAAAGTTGATAAATTTTTTCCATTAACTATGTAATTTATATTTTCGCCAATATAATCTGTTCTATAATAAGGCACAATTAATGACATTATAATCTTCCTACCACAACTTCAATTATTTTTATTTCATTTGTTTGAATTTCTTCTAAACTCTTACCTATTACACATCCTGGAGTGTATTGTTCTTTACTTAACGCTTGTGCTACGCCATCAATATTACTCGATACTAATGATTGTCCTTTTGATATAGGACCCATTACTCTGCATGGTACACGACCTAATAGTGCAACCGCATAACCATTAGAATCACTATTCATCAAATAAGCAGGATTAGTTGATATAACTCCTGCAATTCTATCATCATGTGATTTTGAAGTTGTTGTGATTTCTTTTTCGCCGCCAAATACAACAACATCACCCGAAGTTAAATCACAATCAGCAGTATATTTTTCTGCGACGTCAGCGTACTGCGCTGTAGTTGATTTAGCAAAGACAGTATTGAATGTTGCGCCAACTGCGCCAATATTACCAACACCAGTTGTTCCAGCATTTGTAATACCAGCAGTAGCACTATTCACTGATATAGTTGTAAATGCGCCAGTATTAGCAGTAGTAGCACCAATGGTTCCATTATGTGCGCCAGTGGTTGCGCCTTGATAACCACTAGTAGCAGTAAGTGATGTGAATACACCAGTGTTGGCAGTAGTAG